GTTGAAAGGTTATCTTTTCTTTTGCTTCTTTATATTCAAGCTCTCTTTCCTTGTGAAAGCGTTTGTTCATTTGTTCTAATGTTTCTTGTTTATTCATAATTACTTCTCCAAAGTATGTAAGATTTAATTACCTTACAATACCCATTATCTACATTTACACACAAAATGCAACACTTTATATACATAAATATGTAATTAATTACCCAAAAGGCATAAATAAAAGGTTTATAAGCTATAATTAATCGGAATATGGAAACAAAAACACCAAAAAAAAGAGGGCGTAAGCCTGTAGTTATTGACTATGAAAGGGTTGAATACTTGGCGTCTTTAAACATGGGAATTATGGATATTTGTCGTAGTCTTGGTATTGGTTGGGATACATTCAACAAACATAGAAACAAAAAAAATTCGGAATTAAAGGAAAGATTAGACAAAGGAAAAGCAAAAGGACTTCAATTAGCAACAACGAAGCTAATGGAAAAAATACAAGAGGGCGAGTTCAACGCTATTCAGTTTTATCTAAAATCAGCGGACCGCGAAACCTGGGCGGAAAAACAAACAGTAGAACACAATCTAAACCTGGCGGGGATCTTAGACAGCGCCCGAGCGCGCATAATCGATCACGCCCCAGCTCGCACACTGCCCAAGCGCGCGCAAGCGCTGAGCAAAAATGCACAACAAGACGGCGAGGGCGGGGGCGCGAATGAATAAACAAGGGGTTAAATGTGAGCTTAGTTTTTATGCTCCCTTTTTAACTAATGCTAGATACTCTCTCAATATCGCATTTAATCCCTTACCTATAGGCTATAGATTGATAGTGAACACTTACTAACATAATGATAGTTAGTACTTACTATCGTTTAGACCCCCCAGCTTTCGTTAGCGAGCGGGGCGGTGTACATGGAACTAATGAACTAAAATTTTTTAATTTTTTTTAATATGAAATACGGCGTAAAACTAGAAAAGGAATTGATGACCGAACTATGGTCAGGACCAATCAAAGACAACCCAGTAAACTTTGTTAAGTATGTATTCCCATGGGGACAGAAAGACACCCCCCTCGAAGATTTCAAAGGACCAAGAAAGTGGCAGGAAAAAATTTTACGAGAAATGGCAATACACATTGAGCGAAACAATGTATTAGATTTACCAGAGATGTTTAGACTAGCTGTAGCATCAGGTCGTGGTATTGGTAAGTCCGCACTTGTCGCATGGATCATAATATGGATGTTATCTACTAGACTTGGTTCTACCATAATCGTAACTGCTAACACCGAGCAACAGCTTCGTTCAAGAACATGGGCTGAACTTGGTAAGTGGCTAACACTATCTATTAACTCTCATTGGTTTACCAAGACAGCTACCACGATTAAACCAGCACAATGGTTTGAAGATGCGTTAATAAACGACCTAAAGATTGACACTGGTTATTATTACGCGCAGGCGCAACTATGGAGCGAAGAGAATCCAGATGCTTTCGCTGGTATTCATTCCTCCTACGGAGTTTGCTTAATCATGGATGAGGCATCAGGTATTCCCGCGCCCATCTACTCAGTCAGCGAAGGTTTCTTCTCCGAACCCACGCGCGACCGCTATTGGTTTACTTTCTCCAACCCGCGCCGAAACACTGGGCCATTCTACGACAGCTTTAACTCTAAGCAATCATTCTGGAAGAACGAGCAGATTGACTCGCGCACGGTCGAAGGCACAGACCAAAAGCTTTTTCAAACGATGATTGAGCAGTACGGCGAAGATTCCACAGTCGCGCGCGTGGAGGTGATGGGCGAGTTTCCATCAGCAGACGATGATACCGTCATACCAATGGGGCTAGTCAAAGCAGCAGTCGACAGAGATGTTTCTCTTGCAGCTAACGCACCGATAATATGGGGCTTGGATGTCGCTAGGTTTGGCGGAGATAACTCTGCGCTATGTGTGAGGCAGGGTAACCATGTGATGAGTATTAAGTCGTTTAAGTCCATGGATTTGATGCAGTTATGTGGTGTGATTAAGAATATGTATGATGAGTCTACTGCAATCGAAAGACCGCAAGAAATATTAATTGATGTGATTGGTTTGGGCGCAGGCGTGGTGGATAGACTTGCCGAGCAGAATTTACCAGTGCGCGGAATTAATGTCGCGGAGGCGCCAGCGAGTAAGAAGAATTATTTAAACTTGCGCGCGGAATTATGGTTTGCTATTAAAGACTGGTTGGTGCAAAGAGATTGCAGGATTCCGCACGATGATGAGTTAGTTGCAGAACTAGCATCGCCTTTGTATAAATATACGTCTACAGGTAAAATAAAAATCGAGAGCAAAGACGAAATGCGTAAGCGTGGAATTAAATCTCCAGACAAGGCGGATGCGCTCGCGCTGACGATGGCATCCTCTGCTGCAAGTTTTGGTGGAAGCACTAGCTTTTTAGGTTATAATTTCAGACAACCGCTCAAATCTAAAATAATTAGAATAGGATAAAGTATGGCAAAAAAATACAATGAAGAAGAAATTAAAGCAGTCGTTCAAGAAGAAACAAATATGATTGATCTTGTAGGCGTGATTAAGTCCGAGATGGATGATGCTAAAGATTTTATACACCAAGTAGGCGCAGAAAGAGCTGAATCAACAGAATATTATCTTGGTAATGAGCCAGAAGGTACTAGCTCTATGCAGTCAGAATTTGTTTCTACAGACGTAAGAGAAAGTGTTTTGTTTATGTTGCCGTCCATCATGCGTACTTTCTTTGGTACTAAAAAGATTGTTGAATTTGTACCTAAAGGACCAGAAGATATAGAGGTTGCACAACAACAAACAGATTATATTAATTATGTCATACAACAAAAGAATCCTGGCTTTCAAGTTTTATATGATGTTTTTAAAGATGCGTTAGTTAGAAAGACTGGTTTTGTAAAAGTCTTTTGGGATGACTCAGTCAACGCCACTACACATGAATACACAAACATAGACCCACAATCCTACCAAGCATTAATACTAGATAAAAATGTTGAGGTAGTAGAAGAATCAGTAACTAACGAAACAATCATAACCATGGACCCTGTAAGCGGTGAAGAGGTAGTACAAGAAATACCAGCAAGTTATGATTTAACTATTAGAAGATTAAAACCAAAAGACCAAGTATGTATTGAGTCTGTACCGCCAGAAGAGGTGCTTATATCAAGGCACGCACGCAGTATAGAAACTTCGTCTTACGTTGCACACCGCATGATTAAATCTGTGTCTGATTTAGTTGCTATGGGCTACGACCAAGAAGAGATGGAACAGTATGCAGGTTATGGCGGCAGCGCACTTGACCCAGAAAGCTACGAAGAACAAGAAGCAAGAAACCCATTTGATAATATGGTCTACCCAGATAGAAATGATGCTGGTGGTAAGGATGTATTATATGTAGAGCATTACTTATATTACGACTATGATGATGATGGTATTGATGAGCGAATCAAAGTTTGCACAGCAGGTAATGGCTTAGAGGTACTTAATGTAGAACCACTAGACGAACTGCCAATATGTATGTTCTGTCCTGACCCAGAGCCACACACAGCAATAGGATCTTGTCCTGCTGATTATTTAAAACCAATCCAAGCGGCTAAATCTCAGATAATGAGAGACACCCTAGATTCTCTTGGTCATTCAATCTTCCCAAGAATGGGAGTTGTTGAGGGTCAAGTAAATATAGATGATGTACTCAATACAGATATTGGTCAGCCAATAAGAATGAGAGCGCCAGGAATGGTACAACCATTTGCAATACCTTTTGTTGGTAAAGAAGCTTTCCCAGTTCTTGGATATTTAGATGACGCTAAAGAAAATAGAACTGGTGTATCTAAAGCTAGTGCGGGACTAAACGCAGAAGCATTACAATCTACAACCTCCGCAGCTGTAACTGCTACCATGAGCGGTGCGCAAGGTAGAATAGAACTTATATGCAGACATTTTGCTGAAGGTGGTCTAAAAACCATGTTTAAAACAGTTAATAACTTGGTAATCAAACACCAAGAAGCACAAGATGTCTTTAGATTAAACGGTAAATTTATACCTGTAGACCCAAGATATTGGGACACAGACAAGGATATGGTAGTCAATGTAGCTATATCCAAATCATCAGACGAAGAGAAGTTCCAAGTCTTAACTGGCTTGGCTTCAAAGCAAGAACAAATTATGCAAACGCTAGGGCCACAGAATCCTCTAGTGTCAATGCAACAATATGCCAACACCCTAACAAGAATGATTGAGCTAGCAGGCTTCCAAGATGCACAATCATTTATAAATACGGAAGTTCCGCCCGCGCCACCGCAACCGCAAGAGCCACCTAAACCAGATGCAGCAGAAATGCTTGCACAGGCTGAAGCTATGAAGGCACAGGTTAGCGCACAAAAAGCTATGATTGATGCTGAAACAGATAGAATGAAAATCATCATGGACGATGACAGACAAAGAGATATTGAAGAAGCACAACTCAGAGTTAAAGCTTTAGAGCTACAAGCTAAGTATGGCGCACAAATAAACATTGCAGAAATAAATGCTATTATGGAAAGAGATAGAGAGGGAATAAGACAAAATGCAAAAGCTCAAGCTCAAGGATTATTTACAAACAATGGACCACAGCAAAATATTTGATATCGAAGTTATGGTAGATGATATGGTTTATGTTGGTAAAGAAATAAGAGCAAAAAATAAAAAACACGCATTGCAAATTATGTCTCTTATGTCAGGCGGTGAAGTCAAAGAAGATTCTGAAATCATTTATTATGAAGAGAGGACAATACACTAATGAAATATATAAGAAAGTTTTGGGTATGGTTAAAAGAAACGATACATAAATTTTTAAACTGGTTTGATAGTCTTATGACACCAGCACCAGTTATTAAAAAAAGAGGTAGACCAAGGAAGATAAAATAATGGCAACACCAAGAAAGGGCAAGGCAAAAGTAAAAATAACTGCATCTGGTAAAAAAGTTAGTTACGGTCAAGCAGGTAAAGCCAAAGGTGGTGGCCCTAGAGTTAAGCCAGGAACATCTAAGGGTGATTCTTATTGCGCTAGAAGTCTTGGTATAAAGAAAAGATTATCTAAGAAAAAACAAAACGATCCCAACACTCCAAACAATTTATCAAGAAAAAGATGGAAATGTTCTGGAGCTAAATCTAAAAG